ATTAATTTTTTTTTGTTTTAAACCTGGTCGTATACAAGTTAATGCTTTTAAATGTGTTATATGAACACAAGTTAATAAATCAGATATATAATTACAAGCAGAACTTTCAGTAATACGTTTAACTTCTTTATCAATTATTTCTTCACTCCATCTTGGTATATTAATTAATAAATTTTGATAAGTCATTAAATATTTTTCTTCTGAGTCAGTACTTATTGCTAAATCATATGCTTCGTTATATATAAACTTAAAACCTTCAATAATACATGGTGTTAATATATTTATTAATCTAATACAAAATTCATTTCTAGATTCATTAATGGTTGTTATATTATATTCATCCATTATTTAAATAAATAAAATATTTTCTAAATCAATATTATAACGAAAATATATAAAATTTAAACAAATAAAAATAATTATTTTTTCATCTCTTATTTCTTTTTTCATACTTTCAATTAATAGTAAAAAATTATATTTATTAATATTATTTTCAATATTATTTTTTATATATTGAATTAATAAATCACCACTAAATGCCAAATTATATAATTTATTTGTTAAATTAATTATATCTATAGTATTTATTGATTCATCGTTATTGCTTTTTAATATTTTAATCAAAGCATTCTTATTTTTATTATTAATTTTTTCTATTTCAATATTTGCATTTCTTTTTATACAATCTTTACAATATAAATATGTAAATCTAGATAATATAGGTTTCAATAAATCATCTTTATTATTTACTATAATAAAAAAACGAGTACTATGATTATAAATTTCAATACACCTACGTAATGAACTTTGTGCATCAATTGTTAATTTATCTGAATTTAATAATATAATACTTTTAAATATTTTATTATTATCAAAATTACTTATTGATGAACTAGCAAAAAATTTTAATTGTTCTCTTATATATCGTATGTTACCTTTACCAAAAGAACAATTAACTATTAAAATATAATCATCTATATTTTTTTTTGTTTTATATATCATTTTTAAAAATGTAAATAATAATGTTTTTTTACCTGTTAAATAATTTCCACATAATATAATATTTGGTATATTATAATTTTCATATAATGTAATTAATTTATTTAATAGATTAAGATTATGTTCATTTAATATATCTAAATTATTTATTATATTCTCTCTTATTATATTATCATATTCATTATTATTTTTATCATTTAATAAATATTTTTTTTTTATACTATTTAATAATGTATCATTATCACATATATTATTATTTATAGTATCATTCATATTATTAATATTATTAATATTATTAATATTATTCATATGATTATTTTAATTATTTAAATAATATTATTTTTAAGTATAATATGATTACTATAAATTGTTTATATAGTATAATATATAATGTCATCTGATACAAGAGCCGATAGACCATCCGATAAAAGTTCTAGTATGGAGAGACAAATTACAAATGATGAACCAGATGATTCATTTGCTATTGGAACTAACATACCAAAAAATATAACAGATTTATTAGACCCAAAAGTATTACAAAAACAAGTTTTACAAATGGTTGTAGATGCTTCATTTGATAATGTAGATGTTTCTGGCTACTTAAATGTTCTTGGAAAATCAATTTTAGATAACGTAGATACAAAACTAGCAAATTCAACCATATTAAATACAGGTTTTATTAGTGTTGATAATGAACTTATTATTGGCGAAACATCTACTTTTAGTGTTCAAAATCAAATAGATGTAATTAATACTCAAATAACAACTATAAATAGTAATATAGATAATATTGATAGTTCTATAGTACATATAAAAAATAATTATGTTGAAAAAATTATATTCAATGATTTAAGTAGTCGCTTCTATATATTAGAAAATTCATTTCAATTATTAGATTTAAGTGCAATAAGAGATTTTGTTTTTAATGATTTAAGTAATCGTTTTTATATATTAGAATCGTCTTTTAATGCATTAGATTTAAGTAATTTTAAACATCAAATATTTTATGATTTAAGTAAAAATTTTTATGATTTAAGTTCATCACATCATACTTTAAAATCTATTACTGTTAAAAATACAATATTTAATGATTTAAGTAGAAATTTTTATAATTTGGATAATTCTTTTACTTTACTTGATTTAAGTAATTTTAAATTTAATATTTTTAAAGATTTAAGTCAAAGTTTTTATAATCTTGAAATTTCATTTAATAATTTAATTGATAATTCATTTAATAAATTATATCAAGATTTCTATGAATTAAGTAGAAATTATTATATTACAGAATATAGTTTTAATCAACTAAATTCATATAATGAATCATTTAGAAATAAAAGTATAATTTTAGATAATATATATGATTTATCATCTAATTTTTATTCATTAAAAACTTTATTTAATGATTTAAGTGGATTAACATATAAAATAGACAATAGTTTACATTTATTAGATATTAGTGCTGTTAGAGATAATGTATTTGCTGAATTAAGTTCAAATTTTTATAGTTTGCAAAGTAACTTTAATGATTTAAGTAACCATTATACACAAATTAGTGTATTTAATGACCTTTCGAATAATTTTTATTATTTGGAATCAAGTTTCATTTCATTAGAAGCAAGTGCTATTTTAGATTATACATTTACTACTTTAAGTGGAAATGTTAGTAAATTAAATGCCGATTTTAATACTTTATCGGGTGATGTATATGATATTAGTAATACTGTTATTAAGAATTATAATGATATATCATTTTTATATAGTTATTTTGAATTAAGCGATAATAGAATAGTAGTAAATTTCCCAATGGATATTTCAAAATTATATTTATTAAATGATGAATTATTAATAAAACAAGATATATCTTATACTTCATTGGAAACTACTGATAGTAGTAAAAATCATATATTAACATTTAATCAAATTAATGAATTATTAGTTCAACGAGACTTTTTATTATCCAGTACATTTAATGATTCTATTGCTAGTATCGGAAGAAATCAATTAATAGTAAATGATGCAAGTCAAACATTTTTTGAAGTCATGACTCAACAACCTAATAAATTTGATAAAATTAATGACGGATTAACTAATACGTCAACTGATAGTGTAACTATTAATTGGAATTTTGATAGTATTTTAGTAAAACAAGATAATAAAATATTAAATGCTAGATTAGCATTTTTAGAAGACAGCACTAATTTAAAATTAAAACAATTACCATATATAAATGAAATTAAAATAGAAATTAGTGGAAATATTGATATCAATGATTCTTCAAATGGACTTTGGATAGATTTTTCTACAATACAAATTACAGACATATCAAATTATGATATTTTACAAAATAAATATTTTGTTATTAATCAATCTTCCAATACTGATAATAATGTAAATAGTATATTAAGTAAAACAGAATTGTTTGATATAAGAGTTTATGGTATAAATTATGCTAATAATTTTCCAAATATAAATTCTCGTAGTTTATATTTTAATAATTTAAAATTTGGAGGGCAAGGAGTTCCTAGTCAACCAAGATTATTATCTGACATTTCTTTTAATAAAAATCAAACTAATAATGAACAAAAATATACTTTGACATTAGATGTTTCTGATGTGGATATATGTAGTAATTATGCAAATACATATATAACTGGATATTATATAACAACAAATATAGTAGATGATTTACGTGATGATTATTTAAATTATAATAAAGTAGGATTAAACTCATATAATATACCAATAATAGATTTTAATTTAAATAGAACGGATATATATGCAAATGTACCTTTTAGTATAGAAATATTTTCTAAAACTAATTCAAACTCAATTATATATTATGGTTCTAGATTTAAATATGATATAAAAGTAAGAAATAGTTTAGGTGATACAACTTGGTCTGAAGTTTTACCAGTAACTACAAAAAATTTTTCTCGCATTCCAAGAAGCAATGGTATAACTTCAACTTTTAATATAAATAGTAAACTACAATCATCGAATAATAATAAACTAATTTTATCAAAAACATATAGTAAAAATATTAATTATATAAATTATAATATAGAATCTTTTAAACACTTACTTATTTCCTCTAATAATCATAATTTTCAAATAACATATGACCTTGCTAATAATTTAGATACTACAAATAATTATGGTTATGGCAAAGAATTAAATAATAAAGAAAATGTAGTTTCTTTATCTGTATTTTATAATGATATATGTTATCAAGAATTATTATTTGATGCTTCTTGGGCAAAAACACAACCAACAGAAAATAAACATAATGATATAATAGAAAAACCATTTATTAGTTTTACGGGTGATATTATTAGAGATTTTGCTGGTTCAACAAATACAGTTGCAAATAATTTTAAAAAAGGTTTTAGATTAGTCGCAGAAAATTTGAGATTCAATACGATAGATATATCTCATTTAAATGCATTGAATATAGAACCATCTAATAGTATATATTCTATTCAATATAATTATACAAGAGACCCAATTGTTAATGATTATTATAATAATTCATATGACTTATCATTTGTTTTAGATGATTTAAATCTTGTTCCAAGTATGTTATATGAAAATAATATACATATAAACAATTTAATTTATTGTATGGGTATTCCAAGTGTAAAACGTTTTAATATTGATATGTCTAGAACATATATAGATATAAATTCCAATACTATGTTATTAGAAAAAAATGGTTTAAATAATAATTCAATAATATCAAAAATTAATAAACCATCATCTTTAAATTATAATAATTATAATAATGAAATAAATGTATTATTAGAACAAAATTTAATAGATGAAACAGGATTATACCAATTTAATGATATTTCTAATATTTTAGAAAATTCGGGATATTTTAATAATTTAACTTATCAACAAAGTATATTAACTACGGATTATTCTTTAAATTGGAATGAAAAAGTAGAAAATTTTTATACAAAATTATCTAATATAGATATTAATTATGATATTTCATTAATTACTAATCATTATTGTGATAAAAATAGTTTTGATTCAAATTTATCTACTTGTAATCTTAATTTAAATAATATGGATATTTATGAAGTTACAGATATTTCAGCATTATTTAAAACACCAATTGCTGACCTATGTTATAATACTTTATTTGAAAAATATGATGACCATACTAAAAAAGTAAAAGAACATACTTTATTATATATCAATAATAAATTTCAAAATGTAAATACACAACCATATCCTAATATAAGCGACTTTTCTTATAATAATTTAACCAATGATATAACTAATAATTTATATGATTCTTCAAATCAACAATATGATTTTAATGGAGATTTAAGTGATAATGGATTTAAATGGATAGCTATAAAATTAGAAAAGTATTATATTAGCGATTATAATTATGGATTTTCTTTCAATGGAGAAAACTTTCAAATAAATAGTAATAGTAATGGATATTATTATTTAGATATAAGTAATATGATACATACTATTAATATTTTTATTAGTAACAATTTTTATAATTATCCATTTAGTCTTCAAGAAACATTATATTATGATAAAATTTTATTTTTTCTTACAATTAATAATATAAATATTTATCTTGATAATAATATAGATACACTAGCAACATCTTGGTATACATTAGATCAATCATTTAAAAATACATATACAGATATAGAAGATCCTACACTTAATGATATTATTTCTAATAATATAAATGTATCTAATTATATAGAGACAAAAACTTATGATAGATGGATAGGTGGATATGTAAGTGATACTGATAATCCAAGTAATCCAAATTATTCATTATTGAGAATGTTTCCTCCATCATCAATAAGTGCAGTAGGAAATTATTTTTATTTAATATTAGGTATAAAAAATTAAATAATATTCTTATATAATATTTATATATGACTTCTAATTTTGATGATAATGAAAAATTAGATATATTATTTAAAAAAAGTTTAAATATATCTAATACTAGATTTGGAATGAGTTGGTTTGATGAAGATAAAGTTCCATTTAATAATTATATAAATAGTGAATATGTATTATTAGAAAATGTTCCGGAAAATCCTGATTTTGATATAAATGGTATTGTAAGAACAGCAGAAAGTATAGATTTATGTGGAAATACTGATTTTTATAATTATACTTTTGATACTAATAATAAAGAAAATTGTTCTATTGTTGATGATTCAACGGGTAAGATTCGTAGATATAAATATTTAATTTTAGATCAAGTTCCAGGTGTAAATAATGGCGATTCATGGTATAAAACAGATTCTAGTGACAATATAATTACATATAATATTTTACAATTTAATTATAAAAATAATGGAGCATTTAATCCTTATAATTACACATTATTTTCTCAAAAATCATTTCTTATGCGTTCAAAAAAAATTCCACAAGGTATAACAGGCGGTAACTGGTTTATTGATATTCATAATGGTTTATTATTATTTCCTGATTTTGAAAATTTACAAATATATTTAAATAGTAATTACTGGATAAATAATACAGACAATAAACCTGTTTTAACATTTTATACATATATAGGAAGAAAAGGTTTAGACAATCTTATTTTACCTTCAAGTAATACTTTTAATGTTTTACAAATAGCATCAACAAACATAATATCAAAAGAAACAGATTTAATAATTGATTCAAGTAATTATACTATTATTAATGATTTATCTGTTAATTTAAATGTTTTAAAATTAAATAGTAAATATAAAATTTTATTAAATTTTAATTATGCTTCACCATCATATTTTGATACTTTCTTTAAAATAGGATTATTTTATAAAATATATTCAGGAACTGATATTTCTGAAAATCTAATTTCTGAATATAAACTCGGTTCTGAATATGCAAATTCTTCTTTTGACCAATTTAGTAAAAATTTTTATACTGATATATCTAGCCAAATTGGAGATATATTAAATTTTTATATTAAAGCAAAAATTTATAGAGAAAATAATAATGTAGAAGATATACCAAATAATGATGATTTTAAACCAAAAATAATATTTACAACTCTTGGTAATATTTTAAATGTTGAAGAAGTTAATTTAGCTGTTAGTTAAAAATTTGTAATATTTTCTCATATATTTTTCTCATTTAATTTTCTCATATATTTTTCTCATTTAATTTTCCCATTTAATTTTCTCATATATTTTTATCATATATTTTTATCATTTAATTTTCTCATTTAATTTTCTCATTTAATTTTCTCATTTAATTTTCTCATTTAATTTTGCGTTAAAAAAATAATAATTTTTAAAATTATTATTTTCTAATTTTATTATATAAATAATATGGCTGATCCATCTTACAACACAAGAATTATAGATGTTTCAAATGAGTTAATACCTTTTAATGATGATAGAAAAAGTTTAAAAATTAAGGCTGGTGAAATTCGTGCTACTAATTTATCTGATAAAAATTGGGCAGGACTAGATATTTCTAATTTTTTAAAATTAGCAGGTGATGATAATACATATATTAATTTGATTCAAGGCGGAGGATTAGAAATTAGTTCAAATGATTTAACTTATGAAAAAAGTATATTAGATGCTAGTAATATAAAATCACATTATTTAACAGGTGAAGATGTTAATTTTACAAAATTAAAGGTTCAAGATTTAAGTGCATCATCAATTGATATTAGTTCAAGTTTAAAAGTTACATCAGGAAGTAAAAATTATTTAACAATAAATTCTACACAAACTAATTTATGTGATAATAATATATTAATTGGTAAAGATAATGATTCTGGTAATAATTCATTTGTTTCATACACAGCATTATCATTAAAAGAAACCTCTTCTTCTACACATCGAGAACAAACTTTTAAAGTAACTCGCTATAATGCAAATTCAGATAAAGATAATAAAAGAATTGCGTTATTCGGTAGACGAGAATCACAAAACCAACCTGAATTATTTTTAGCTGATCCAAGAACATTTAGTGATACTAGTAATGAACCTACAAAATTTTTTAATGTAACTGCAACCGGAGCTAATTCTGATGCATTGCAAGCTACATTATTTTTAGATGGTGATATTTCAGTTAATGATGATATTAATGTCGGAAATGATATTAATGCTCTAACTGGACGTGTTACTAGTCAAAATCTTACAGTTACTAGTAAAATACAAACTGGCACTAATAATGTAACAATTCAAGCACCATTATTTGCTAATAAAAATGTTAATATAAGTGGTGATTTAATAGTTGATGGTTCGGATGGCAACATCAATCCATCATTAACATTAGTTGGAGATAAATTGGATTTATTTGTTGATACAAGTTTTGATTTAAATGTAGATATATCAAAACGTTTATTCGTTAACGATGTATCTGTTAATAATACTCTGTCAATTTCAAATGACTTAATTGTTAAAGATAAATTAACTGTTAATTCAACTAATATAGAAACTAATGTACCATTAATATTAGAAAATGACTTTACTTTTAATCCTAGTAGAAATATTTATGATTTTTCTATTAATTTAGCGACACAATCGGATTCAAGATTTTATGTTAATAAAACTAATAATAAAAAAATACAACTGGATTCGACTAATTTATATTTATATAATACAAATGTAGATATTTCAGCTAATAAATTTACAATAAATTCAAGTAAAATAATAGTTGATAACTCAGAAAATACTATTGATATAGGAAAAACTGCTCCATATACTCAAACTAATATATATAGTGATGTATCTATTATTAGTAAAAAATTAGAAGTAGGTAATGGATTTGACTTAACGAATACCTTTACACAAAATAATGGTGATTTTATATTTAATGCTTCTAATTCTAATTCTTTAAAAATTCATCAAACAACTGCTGATTTAGATTTATCTGGTACAATTAGTATAAGCAATGATACTATTGAATTGACAAAGGATGGTGATGGTAAATTTATACGTGATTTAAGTGCTAATAAAAATTTATATATTGGTGGAGATGTAAGTTTAGTAGATAATAAATTTATTATTAAAGGAAATACTAGTGCTAATAAAGTACACCTTTTAGTATCAGGAGATGTAAGTATAAATAATGATTTAACAGTTACAAATAATGTAAATATAGTTGGTTCAGGAACATCATTAAAAGTAAAACAAGGTATAACAGATTTATCTAATTTAAAAGCTAATACTGTTACTATTAGTGGTGGTACAATAAATAGTACAACAATAGGTTCAAATGGAGCTTCTTCGGGTAACTTTACAACTCTTATAGCGAATGATACATTAAATGTAACAAATGGAGCAACATTTGAAAGTGATGTTTCTCTTATAAATTCAGGAAGTAATCTATATGTTGCTGATACGGTAGAAGCAAAAAGAATAAAATTAAATAATTCTGGCAGTATAACAGATATTTCAATAAATATAGATACATGTGGTAATATTAATGCTTTAGGTAACTTAGATATAATTGGTACAGGAACTATAGGTTCTGATTTAATAGTTAAAGGTAATCATTTAGTTTTATCAGATGCTTCAAGCACAGCTAATCTGACGTCATATATTTATGGTGGTAAAACAATATATATAGATCCACGTCCTTTAAATGATAGTTCAGGAACAGTAATAATAGAAGGTGATTTACAAGTTCAAGGAACAACAACAACTATTAATTCAACAAGATTAGATATCTCAGATACAAATATAACTTTAGCATCAAACTTAACTGATTTTAACTTAATTGATATGCTTAGACCAGGTATAGATATTTCTAATATAATATCTTTCAGTGTTTTAAGAGATGTAAGTAATATATCTGAAACTGATTTGACTTATGTTTATAATGATATTAGTGATTTAAAATGGAAATCTAATATTGGTATTCATACAAGTGGTGATATAAAAGCAGTAACAGGAGATATATCCGATAATCTAACTGTGGGTACATTAACAGTAGGCACATCAAATCTAATTGTGAATGAGTCACAAGTAACAACAAATCAAAATTTAATCGTAAGTAGCGATATAAGTGCCAGAGATCATTTACATGTTGGTTCATATATTCATAATTTAGGAGATATAAGCTTAGCTAATTCTAAAATTACTACAACAAATGCTGCTGGCAGTAGCAATATTAAACTTACAATATCAGGAGATGTAAGTATAAATAATGATTTAACAGTTACAAATAATGTAGATATATGTAATACATTAAATGTTAATACATTATATGTAAAAAGATTAGATAATTTAGAATTTATAGGAATATGTGGAGAAGTAGATTATTCATTTAATATTGGTCCAAATGGTAACAAGTTTAAAGTAGATCAAAATGGTAATACATCTATTAATGGAAAATTAGATGTTAGTAATGGGTTTGACTTAAGTGGTACCTTTACACAAAATAATGGTGATTTTATATTTAATGCTTCTAATTCTAATTCTTTAAAAATTCATCAAACAACTG